AAACTTTTTTAAACGAGGTTTTACTTTAACTTCACCTTGTGGAGCCTCAGCAGACTTCTCGTCTATTATTGGTTTTTGTTCTTCGTTTGCCATTATATAATATTATAAAATTAAACATATGTACTCTCGTACAATATCTTAAGCTTTTCCTATGTATGCTATTATCTGTCCAGCATTTACATCAATCTCAGTGTATCTACCGTAAATTGTTATGCCAGATTTTAAATCTAAATTTGTGTTTGTTATTTGAACACCACCAGATCCTTCACTTGTTGTTTCAGAACCTGCGGCTAAATCTCCAGCAGCATCTTCTGTGTTTGCCCATACAGTTGCATCATCTGCAACTAAACCACCTGAGCTATCAAAATCAGTATCAGTTAACGCTGTTATAGCTACAAACACATGACCTGTAGGAGGCTTTATAGCATCACTAGAAGCTGTTGTAAAAACAGATCCAGTTATCTTACCAGTCCAATCATTAGTTACTATTGCCATTGTTTTTTATTTATTTGTTAAACATTAGGTCCAAACATACTTAAGTCTATACCTTCACCTAGTATATCATTACCTGCAGATTCAAACTTTTTAGGTCCTGAACCTTCTTTTCTTTGTGAGATAAGTTCTGACTGCTGACTAGCTTGTATTCTAGTTCTTTCGTCCTTCCTATCTTCTTTTAATTCTTCTCTACCTTTTATAGCTTCAACTTCCATTTGTTTTAGCCTCATGTTAATTTGAGCCTCTGCTTGCATTAACTGAAATTTAAGTTGAGCTTCTGACTGTAGCTTTTGCATTTCAATTTGTGCTTTAACCTGCTCTAGTTGCGCTTTGCTTTGTGTTAACGCTTGTTGCTTTTGTACTTCAGCTGCAGCCGCTGCTTGTGAAGCCTGTGCATTTGCCTGTGCTTGTGCTTGTATATTTTGTCTAGCTATAGCTTGATCTCTAGCTGTTTTCTTTTGTCTACGTATTTTTAATACTTGATTAGCTAATTTAATGTTTTTAATATTTCTAACATCAATAGCATCTTCTAACTCTACGCTTTTAGATTGTAAAGCCATTTGTATATTATTTTCTAATCTAGCTTTTTCTTCTTCATCTGGTGATAACTCAATAAATATACCAAAGTCATATAAGTATAACTCGGATATTTCTGAAAGTATTGCTACGTTATGAGCACCAATAGCTTGTATAAAAGCATCTCTTGTTGGTGAATATTCTAATAAATCAGATATCCTAAGTGATAAACCTTGAGCTAACTCAGATGTTAAATACAAACCACTTTGTAATATATGTCTTGTTGCCGTGTTACTATTAGCTGCTGCTAACTTTTGTACACCCACTAAAGCGTTTTTATCTGGTGTGCTACCATCTCTTGCTTCATTTAATCCTGTTACATCACGTATCATTTGTAGGTAATAGTTATACGTATTAATTAACGAAGATAACTTTGCACCACCATTACCACTTGCTATTTCTTGTATAGGTACTTTACCTCTATTTAAATCACCATCTTGCGTTAATGACCTACCAATTATACTACCAGTTTGAAAGAACATGTTTAAAGCTTCTTGTGGATTATAGTTAGTACCATTACCTAAATCAACTTCTGCTAAACCATCAGCATCTAAATATACACCATCAGGAACTACTCTTGCTAAAACCTGTTGTAGCTT